TGACTTACCTTAGGTATTAAAGAAGAAATAATAGCATCCTGCGTGGTACTAGCAATACCGGCGTAGGTCTTATACTCAGCAAGCGTTACTAGTGGAAGTCCCATTATTAGATCCTTATATTATCTTTTATAGACATACCTTAATACGTCTATAAAAGATAAGGGCCGAAGCCCTTATCTTAGTTACTTTAACTCCAGCGAAGTACTGAAACGCCTTGCCCCATATTGGTACTAATTTGTGTCATACCAGTACGTAGAGAAGCTACTAGAACCTTACGTTGTGTTTCAACTAGGTCTTGTGTATCGAAACGTAGACCACGTTGGTTACCAACGATAAAGTTGCTAGATGCTACAGCGATAGCAGCATAGTTAGTAGTAGCGCTTGTGGTTCCACCAGCCTTGGTTGGGAATTCAGCTGATACTAGCACGGGACTATTACCAATAGAACCAACTTGACCAGTTAGTAGTGTAGCCTTTGCACCAACTTGGTTCATAGTTTGGAACGTAGTATCTGCTAGTAGATCGTAATATACGTCTGTAGATACGATGAATGTTACTTCAGCAGGATCAAGACCCCAGGCACCTAGGTCACGGCGTAGTGACACTAGGTTAGCAACAGTGGCTGAACCGATGTTAGTAGCTACAACAGCAGAAGTTGCATCGTAAGCAGCTAGACCCTTAACTGGGTTAGTAGCCCCTAATAGGAAGGCATTATCCATTGCGCGTGATACACGGCGAACCATAGCATCTCGAATGATAGGCATAAGAACAATTAGAGAGTCTTCTTCTTCTTCATAATTTAGATATTCCATCGAAGCAACCTTATAGGCGTTCAATGTAATTTCCTTTAGTAGGTGAGGAGAACCAGAACCACCTGTAGCAGTGGTACCACCAGCAGAAGTTGTAGTACCAAAAGCTGTATTAGCAACCCAGGAGGCTAGACCAGCTTCTGGGTTTACAGGAATGGTCATAACGTTTGTCGGCATACTAATGTTACGCAGAATAGGTGCAACTACTAGCTTACGACGAACTTCAGCCTCCATATTTAGAGATACTTCAAGTTCCCAAGTAGCCGATGGTAAGTGTTGCCCGAACTTCTGAATTAGAGCACTACCAAACTTAGTGCTTTCAATTGACTTACCAGTAACCTTGCTTAGTAGGAATGCCTTTTCGCGGTCTTCGTAAGGCATTTCACCGGCCTTGCTTCCATCTCCGAAAGTCATCCTGCTCTTTTGAATAGCCTCTAGTTCAGCCTTCTTTTCATTAATTGTGCCTTCTAGACCCTCTAGTAGCTTTTTAGAAGCCTCTGTCTGCTCATTAGCACGCTTTTCAATTTCTTTTAGTAGAGCTTCTGCACCAGTTGTAGACGGTGTAATTGCAGCAACTGCTTCAGCAATACGCTTTTGCATTTCAGCTTCGTCCGCAGCCTTCTTGGCAACTTCAGCAGCCTGCTCAGCATGTTTTTCCTCAAATCTTTTAGTAGCAGCTTCAGCAGCAGCATTAGCAGCCTTATCAAGCATAGCCTGTAGTTCTTTTGGATCCATTCCAATTTCCTTTAATGTTTTGCCCTTTGCTACCGTAGAGGATTCTAGCCCTTTAGCTGAGTCGCTATCGGGTGCAAATTGCTGTTTGAATAAATTATACTCATCGTCGCTATCAAACGACTTGCTTAAACTAAATAGAGTTTCTTGGTTGCAAGGAATACTTACTACACTGATTTCTATTAATTCAAGTTCTTTGATAACGAACAACTCTGTTACTGCATTGTATTCAGCATCAATAATTCTGAACGCAACACTAAACGCTGTAAGAACGCCATCTTTAACTAAACTAAAAACTTCCCCAGCCGCTGCTGAGATCCTAGCCTTAACCCATAGACCCTTAGAGTCTACCTTATGCTCTATCATACGGCCTACTGGGTCATCGTGATCGTGATATGCTAGTATGATTGGATTCTTTAGGTAATTTTCCATACCTTTATCCCAAACGCTAGAAGGCACTACATCACCAGCCCTATCCGGTACATTTGCACTAGCATAGCCAGCTATTAGAATATTATCAATAGCATCGCCTGCTGTCGGTAATTCTTTTGTAAACTGACTATCTAGGTGAAACACCTTATTTTTAATGTCTTTCATCTATTAATGTCCTTAATTATATTGCCAGTATTTTCCATTGTTCCAATTATACCAGCATAGCTGAAAATAGTCAAGGACTATTTTTTTGATGCCATAGATACCATGAATTATTTTACAGGCTCTTTCTTAGGGGCCCCACCAACATTAGGGTCTCCAGCTGATCCAGCTATATTAGCCGGAATTCTAAGTTTATCACTACCATCTTTTTTCATTGGAGTATATCTTAGTTCTTCCCTCGCCTCATCAGCAGTAATAATACCGCCATTTACCAGCCCTACGTTATATGCTGCAATATCTTTTATATCTGGTTGTAGTGCCGAGACTGTAGAAGTTATAGCTTCAATATCATATCCACTCATATATTCCATAGCACTAATATACTTGCGTACTATAGGCAGAATAGTTTCTAAATAGAAAAGGCGTAAATTTGGTGAAATATTCGCCTGGTTTCCTCCGTCTAGGAGGACAGGTGGCACGCCTAGAGTTTCAAGTATTTTAGTATTATGAGTCTTTATACTAGTATCAAAATCCATTTCTTTAAAGCTACTAGTAAATAATTGGATTGGTTTTAGCCCGCTATCAATAATAATTGGCCTTTTAGCTCCGTTTTTAGTACTATACTTCTGCATCCAATTAAGTATAGTCTTCTCCTTAGCTACAGTACTAAGGGTATTATCTGTAGCTAATGCAATACCTGGAATTGCTCCGTTATCAAAGAAGTTTTCTTGGAAATCTTGCATCTTGTACAGTATGCGTATATTTCTATCAGCAGCAGATAATCTACTAGTACCTCTGTAAATACTATACCTACTTATGTCTCTAAAATGTATTACTTCACTAGGTGAAAAATCTATAATACCTTGATACTTATAAGAACTAATAAAAGTTTTAGGGTCTGGAAATATCTGCATACTAGCCGCAGGAAGATGGTATAAAAATACACCATCAAAGTGTAAAAATACATTGCCCTCTAGTAGGAAATCTGTAAACATACTAGCTCTAAAGTCCTGTATACTTTGATATGGATTAGGGCGAGTATTTAGAAGATTAAAAATAGTCTTAGCTCTAATACCAGATACTAGACCATCAGATATTTTATCTTTTACATCGTAGTCTAAAGAAGAACACGCGTTAACAATCATACTAACGCCCCTATTTACACTCTCTAGTCTATCGAATGCTCCCATATAGTTTACAGAGGCATCGGAAGCTATATTACTACTTTCTTGTAGTCCTATGTACTCTTGTGCAGGATTTCGCTTTTCGCTAAGAAACCAATCTTTTGGATTATACCATGCCATAATTAAACCTTACGTAAATTGACTAAATAACCCTAGTGAAGTAGTTGGCTGATCCCCATTAAATTTGGATTTCTGCAGCTCTATCCAGCGACGTTGTTTAGGAACAGTACTATTCTCTGGTTTCTTGCCGTATACCCCATGTAACCTTACGTGGTGCTTGTTACATAAAGTGAATACGTCATCATAAACTTCAACTAGGTGTTCTTCGATAAACTCGTCTCTAACTGCTAAAATACCATCATCGGTGGAAATATCATAACCCTTTCTCTCCGCCCAAAGCTCTAATAGTCTGGTTATAGAATATAAGTGATGAAGTTCTAATTCTTCAGTAGTTGCGCATATATAACAGTAGGCTTTCTTATCATAGGCTTTTTTAGCACGATCTCGTACCCATTTTACCGCAATTCTATTATTACCAGTATTACTTGCCATGATTAACTCTACCTATACATAATTACTTTTATATTATAAAATTTAATACTATCCGTGTCAAGCTTAATTTTTGAGAGCATGAAAAAGCCGCTATGTAATTACATAGCGGCTTTTTCAATTCCAGAGCCTATTCCACCAAGAACGATTTTTATAGTTATCAAATTCTGTTTTTAACTTATTGTATTTAACTTCCAGATTATCGTATCTATTTTTACTATCTTCTAGAATATCTCGCCCTATTCTAGCTATGGCGGCCTTGTTTCTATTTTCCGAAATCTCTTCTAGGGATTCTTCTAAAGTATTAACTCTTTTATAGTACTTATTTATTGCCTTTATATGATCACAGGTACTATGGGCTAACTCAGATAAACTATCTGCTAGAATATTAAACTCTTCCTGTGTTAATGGTACTGTGGCAGCACTATTTAAATTAGGCTGTATTAATATTATAAAGAATGTTTCCATTAAAGATATATGATCCGGATGGCACTCTAGTAATACTTCACTTGAAGGCAACCCATATTTATTATAAGCTTTCTGCATACTGGCAGCAGCTTTACCACTTATCAGCTTACTAAAGTGTTCATCCCATCGTCTTTGTATATCAATTGATTTTCCTACGTATGTAGATCCATCTCTAAATGTTAACTTATAAATACCACTAGTGTTCATATTGTAAATGTGTAAAGTGCATAACGCACAGCGTCAGGTATGTGCGAGTGTTTATGAGTAGGTTTTTCTTTGGTTAGTGTTTCTTTATTATCCCATTGATATTGATCGAACGCTACAAGTGTTTTAGTACAAGTAGGGCATATCTTTAACCTACCTGTTTCTAATAAACTTTGTACGTATGCAATACCAGCTAATACATCTTTTTTAGCCTGTATCGAGGCTAAATCATAAATATAGGCAAGGTCACTAGCAAATTGTGGTGCAGCACTATCAATAAATATAGAGTCAATATTATATTTATCAACCAGTGTTTTAAACTCTTTAGCATGCTGAGGAGTTTTTCTTTCTGCCTCAAGATATTCGTCTACTATATGAAATATCTCTGTGTCGGGGTCGAATGCTATTACTATAAATGCAGTAGGATCTCTAAATCCTGGGTCTAGTCCAGCTATAAATTCACACCTACCGGATAGTTCTTGATTAAATTCTACTATACTATCGGCTGTTACTTCAAATATTTGACCTTCATATACATTGAAGTTAGCCATATACTCTTGCTCAAACTGGGCCCTAGTCATGGAACGTCTCGCTTCCGCTACGTCACTTTCTATCATTCTACGGTTTTCAGTATAGTCTGCTTTTAATGAGCACCAATCCGGGTAATCTTCACTAAACCCTCTAGCATAGTATTCAGCAAACCAGTTATTCTTACCCCGCGGAGTGCTGATAAATATTGCTTTAGAGCCAGGCCTATCTAGTGTAGGTCGTAGACTTACCTCAAAGGCCTCCCTACCATTAATGGATAAAGCAGCTTCGTCAAATATAATAAGATTATATGATCTACCCACACTACTATCTACAGTAGTAACTGACCCCATACGTACAGTCGACCCATTATCAAGCTCAATAATTTTATCTTTTAAGTTATCTCTAGCCACTTCTAAATCAAAACTGTTGATTAAGGTACGTTGTAGTTCGAAACTAATACTACTTAAACTATAGTTCGGAGACATTATCAATACGTGACAATTAGGTACTAACAGCACTAATTGAGCAATTACATTAGCGATAAATGTTTTACCAAGTCGTCTAGCTAGAGCAGCTACTATAAATCTGTACTTGGGATCATTTAAAGCGTTAATAAGTGCTATCTGCGGTGCATTTATCTGATCCCAGGCAGTAGACTTAATCCCAGTACTGGGATCTACTGCTGGCAGTAGTTTTAAATAAGGAGTTATGGGTAATTTTATATACCGCTTAGGAAGTGGATATTCTGTAATATTAGTACTACTGATATCATTTCTGCTTATGGTAAGCATATAATATTCCTAGATTCATAATTAATACCCCAGATATTATCCTGCTTATCAAAGAAGTTATTTTTTCTAAACATCGGTGGATTATGTTCTTGAATAGTACTATACCCTAGTTCATTACTTATATACTTACGTAACGCTATACTATTCTCTACTCTATCATCTTCTATGTAAAGTACAGGTTTATATTTTAGTATAGTATCTTTTCCACCCTTTAGTACTGCTAGCTCATGCCCCTCTACATCCAGCTTGATAAATCCAGGGCTCCGCCCAAGCTCATCAAGAGTACACATATTTACATCAATTGTACCAAGCTCGCTCTTTAGACCAAGCCCTAATCCACCATAATTACCCTTGGACCCGTACCTGATCCTAGGCATGCGGCCTACGCCGCGTATATTAGATAGTGCAAAATTCATACATATAGCATTAGGACAATTTAACTCTAATAGTTTAAATAACTCTGGCTGAGGTTCAAATGCTACTACTCGTCTTCCAGCGTGTAATAGTGCCATAGACATAAAGCCTATATTAGCTCCAATGTCTAAACATTGGCCACTACTAAGTTCTATAATCTTTTCACATTCTTCCCCGCTAAATTCTCCATAATTATGAATAGATCTACCGATATACTCGTCTTTGCCATAATACCAACACTTACCGTAACGACTGTGTATGCTTCTCATCTAGCATCTTCTCCACTTTATTAAATACATCTTCCCAATTTCCGTTATTTCTAACCACTTTTACACTAGGGTACCATATATTGCTAGTACCCATGGAGTCATCACCCCATCTGAAATCACATTCACCAGTAGGCATTAATACCCAGCACTCCATACCTATAGAGCCACATAGGTGCGCTATGGATGTATCTACGGTTATAACTAGGTCTAGGTTGCTAAGATTCTTTATATCACCTGCCCAGCCTTCACTACTCTTTAAAGCTGTAAATCCCCTAGTACCGTGCTCGGTAGGATTAAGCGTGTATAATTCCCCAAACTTACTAAGTTTTCTAAACCAGCCAGGTACTGTGCTTCTATTGCGATCATTAGTATGGCCCTTATTACCGCTCCAGGTTACTCCAATATCTAGCTTACCGTCAGCAACTTTTTTAGTGTATCTACTAGATAACCATTCGCCATCTGGAATATTATCAGGAAATAACATAGGCAGAGTACCCATTGATACTCCATGCGTAGCATCTGTATCGGCTACATGTTTACAAACAGGATACTCATTAAATAAGTCATGTAATTGCTTATCACATTGTACTGTTATTTTCTTAGCAAATTTTTTTAATAATGGTAGATACCTAGCAAACATCATCATATCTCCCATGCCTTGCTCGGTTAGCACAACTAGAGAGTCTACTTGTTCGTACTTCCAGGAAATTAGATCTTTCTTATTATTTTTAATGGTTGCTTTTCCGGGAGCTTTAAATCTATACTCGTAATACTCCCATGCTAATTTAGCATTTTCGGGCTTATTACTACATATTCTGCGTAGGCAAGCATTGCTAAGATTAAAAATGCATTCGAAATAAGTAGGATGTAGCTCTAGTGCTAACTTATATAAGTTAATAGCTACTAGGTCTTCTTGCTTAGCATATGCAATCTGACCTAGGTTATTATATGCTAGTGGATACTCCGGCATGAAGGTGGCATCTGATAGCGGTATATTTTCGCTAGCAGCCTGTAAATAGCAGTTCCATGCTAAATCGTACTGTCTAAATATTTTGTAACAGTTACCTAGGTTTAGATATGCTTCCTTGCAAGGAAATCCTTTGATTACCTGTTTGAATAACGGAATAGCTTTCGCTACCCTAGTATCTTCAAAAGAGTTTAAATGTTTTAGTGCTTTATCAAATATTAGTTTATTAAACATCCTGACCCATTAGTTGCTGTATTAATTTATCGTACTTTGTACCACCGTCATTAATTTGTACATTAACTTGGTTTTTAAGCGTACCCTGGGCTATTTTTTCTTGCTCTAACTGTCTGGCCTTTTCTTCCATAGTCATTTTATGGCTAAGAGCTAGTAGTTCTGCGATATCCTTGGTGCTACCCATTTCAGACTCTTCTAATTCTTGGAACTTCTTTTTAATTATTGCGTCCATGGCGGCGCGCATCTTAAATCTATTATTATATCCTACATTAAAAAATACATTATCTATATAAGCCTTTACCTCTTTACGAGCTAGTATCTGAGATACTAGCTCTCTAGATATATCTAGGGAGTCTGATACTTCTTCTAAATCCTGGGACTGTAGGTATGCATTAGCAACTTCCAAAGCCTCTGGACTTATACTGACCACTTCGGCCGGGGTTACTGTCGGTAAGTTCATAATTTTAGTTAAAGTTAGACATTAAATTAATTATAACATTATGGTATATGGAATGCAAGTGTAAATTTTAACATGGGTAATTTGAGTATTGACTTAGTTACTCAGTTTTGATATTATATATAATAATCGGAAATTATAAATACTGGAAGTTTTGTTGAAAAATTGGTATATAATAATTAGAAATTTATTCAACTATGTTTAGCTATGTTCAGCTATGTTTAGCTATGTTCAGCTGTGTTTAGCTATGTTCAGCTATGTTTAGCTATGTTTAGCTATGGCACCGAAAGTTTTGTCGAAAAAATCTAATTATTTACGTGTGGGAGGGTGTACATATGTAACAGTATGTAACAGTCTAAAAACCGCCCCCACCCATGGCATAGTCTATCGCTATTGTCAATAGTACAAGATGTAACAGATTGTGAAATGTGTAATAAATTGTAAAAGCGCTGTACTATAGTAGAATGTAGCATTAATATACACACATGGATTCGATAGACCAACTGGAGCACATCATGCAAGAGGAAATTGTTTTGGCATTTGCGTCTGGTATGGATGAGGAAGAAATTTTGCGCGTATTTGATATTAGCCACCGAGAATTGGAATTCATCATTCTTTCTTTCTGAGGATACTATGCAGAACGCTTTGAGACAAGTTTCTAGCCCCTTGACCCTGTACCCTTACTTGAGTAAAGACGGAGCTAGCGATGAAACATTGCTAGCAGCATGGGTCGCAGGTAAGGATTTTCGTTTTGCTGGCACTTACACAAGATGTAGCATTCGTGATCTGGTAGCGCTGCAAGCGGATTGTAGCAGCCTTTGGATTTCTGACTTGCAACAAAAATATATGTTGCAAGTAGGGTAAGGGCTTGCTGGTAACGTCAAGCAACTTTACAAACTATTACGAATGTAAAGTTGCTTGCTAGCGCACACGTAATCCACTAAGATACAAGCATTGGATCAGAAAGGAACATCATGAAGCGCGCTACATCGGATTACTTTCACTTCGTCGATACTGAAGTCATGGCATTGAATACACGTGAGCGTAGTGAATTTTACGCAAATATTCAACTGGCCATGTCGCAAGCTACCCCGCGTGAAGGCGCGCATTTTCGGGATCCTGCCCCCATTCGAGCAATTGTCAAGCGTTCTTTCTCAGCCTATATTCGGGCCATCTTGTCAAGTCTTTTTTAAAAGGAACCAATATCATGAACATGCAGCAAATCAATGCTTTCCGCATCGCCCATGGGCTGACCCCCATCGTTGCGCAAGACAAGCGGGCGCAAAAGCGCGCGCAGGATGCTAACCGCGCGGCACGCGCGCAAGCCTCGCGCGATCTGAAGTCGCTTCGTAACCGCAAGGGCAAGTGAAAGATAACCAAGGCCGGGCGATTAACCCGGTTACTGGAAAGCCTATCCTCTATACTCCGCCCAGTAAGGGCGGAGCATGGGATTCTTTCAATCGCTCATGGTTTGCACAGCAGACGCAAAAAAAGCCTTACAAGGCTTTTTAACCCTACTAAATTGGTAGGGTTTTTCAGCGCCTTAAATGTAACAACCTGTAACTTACAGGTTGTTACTGTCAATTAGGGTAAACACCTATTGACGTGTAACAGTTTGTAACAGTTTGTAACAATAAGCGCCAATTTTACCATGTAAAATTGGGTCATGTCAATAGGTGTAAACACCTAGAAAATTCTACTAGCTAACATGCTAGACTCTATCTCATGGAAAAACATCATATCCCGCAATTACTAAAACTTGGAAATGAGGCTGGCGTCATAATATGGAGGAAAATGCAATATATTTTCCCGAAACTGACAAGTTTTAATTGTCCCAAGATTATCATCAATAATCGCCTTAAAACTTCTGGTGGGCGTGCAGACGGTACAAATAGAATTATTGAGCTTTCGGCTGAAATGTTTTTCTACAATCAGAAGGAGTATCTATTTACAGTTATCCCACATGAGATGGCTCATATTGTAAATAAAGATTTAAATCAACTTGGAGGACATGGCAGGGAATGGAAGGATATAATGATTGCTTACGGGTTGAAGCCGCTGGTCTTTCATACAATGACTAACCCAATGCAAGTTAAGCGTACTCAAGCTAGAAAACTTAAGTAAAATGATTGTCACTCGCTCTATTTCAACCGCAGCTAGCATTATTGGTAGCTTCGCTGTAGCTATGCAGTACCAATTTTTCGGGTATTGTTTTTTCGTAATCGGTGCTACGGGTTGGGCTTACGTAGCGATTAATAGAAAGGATAATCCTCTATTAATTCTAAACTCAGCCTTTTTGATTGCAAATGTAATCGGTCTTGTAAATACTTTCTAGGAGTATCATGAGAATTTTTGAAATTGTGTTCTGGAATGGTGAAACCAAAATCGTATTTGCCAAAACTCGCCGTGAAATTCGGCATAAGTATATCGGCATTCGTGAAATCAATATGGTTTGTATCGACAACGTGGAAACCCTCTAATGGGTAGTAACTAAGTATATATATATATATATAAAACCTGCTTTAGCAGGTTTTATATTATGCAGGAAGTAAGTAAGCGCTTACTTCAATTTGCGCCAAAATTATAGCATATAATTTTGGGTCGCGTCAAGCGGAAAATTGTAACAATATGTAATAAGACTTGACACCGGA